CGCCTTCCTTGCTCGGCAGCTGCGTCCCCTCCTCGTCCACCCAGATGACCTTCTCGGTCGTCCCGGGCGGGAAGGGTGACTTGAGCTTGGGCGCGTCCACGCCCTAACTATCCCACCGCCACGCACCAGCCCGCATCCCACCGATGACGGGCCGTCCGGCGTGCCCAAATCTCCCCGCGCGCAAGGCGCAGGGCCGGCCCCGCAATGGAGTCATCACATGTCCGATCTGGACGAAACCCTCCCCGTCCACCCGTACACCGGTCTGACCGCGATCGGCCTGCGCCGCAACGGAGCACCGATCTGGCCCGTCATGGGCGCCGCACCCGACGACGAGCCGGGCGACGACGAGCCTGACGAGACGGGCGACGACACCGGCGAAGGCGACGAGGACAAACCGCTTGGCCCGCAGGGCGAGAAGGCGCTGCAGGCCGAGAAGGACAAGCGCAAGCAGGCGGCAGCCAAGGCGCGAGCGGCGGAAGCAGAGAACGCCAAACTCAAGGCCGAGCTGGAGAAGCTACGCGGCGACGGCGGCAAGAAGGACGACGGCCCCAGCGCCGAGGAGCTCAAGGCCGAGGCTCGCAAAGAGGCTCAGGCCGAGGTGCTCAAGGAGCGCGCGCTCGACAAGCTCGAGACGAAAGCGGCCAAGCTCTTCGCCGATCCCGAGGACGCGAGGGCGCTCCTCGCGAGCCATGTGGACGACTTCATCGACGACGGAAAGATCGATGAAGACGCGATCAAGTCAGCGCTTGAGGATCTGCTCAAGCGCAAGCCGCACCTCGCCGCAACGGCGCAACGGTTCAGCGGTTCAGCAGACGGCGGGGCCCGCAAGGGGTCAGGCAAACCTGCGCAAGTCACCGAGCAGCAGCTCAAGACCATGACCCCCGACGAGATCGTCAAAGCGCGCCTAGACGGCAGGCTTAACGACCTGATGGGGGTCTCCTGACCCTGAGAGGCATAAATGGCCATCACCCGGTTCCGTCCGGAGATCTGGGCCGCCGAGCTTCTGGTCGCTCTCCGCAAGGCACTGGTTTACGGCAGCCCGGCTGTCGTCAACCGTGACTATGAGGGCGAGATCCGCGAAGCGGGCGACACAGTCCGGATCACCTCAATTTCCGACCCGACGGTCTCCACATACACCGCCAACGTCACCTCGGTCACGCCCGAGGAGCTCACCGACGCACAACGGACACTCGTCGTTGACCAGGCGAAATACTTCGCCTTCTTCGTCGACGACGTGGACGCGCGTCAGGCTAAGGGAAGCGTCATGCCCGAGGCGATGCGGCGCGCCGCGTACAAGATCGCTGACGGTATCGACCAGTTCATCGTCGCCCTCTACACCGGCGTTCAGTCCGCCAACCAGGTCGGCACCGTGGCGGTGCCCACGGGCACACCGACGGCCTTCTACGACTCGATTCTGGTGCCGCTGGCCGTCAAACTCGACGAGGCCAACGTCCCGACCGACGGCCGCTTCTGCGTCGTGCCGCCGTGGCTGCACGGCAGGGGCCTGCGTGACGATCGATTCGTGCGGGCCGACGCGTCCGGCTCCACGCAGACGCTGCGCAAGGGGTTTATCGGCACGGCGGCGGGTTTCGAGATCTACAAGTCGAACAACGCCCCGCTCGTGACGGGCGACGACTATGCGGTTCTGGCCGGCGTCAACAGCGGTATCAGCTTCGCCGAGCAGATCAGCAAGACGGAGGCCTATCGGCCTGAGGCGAAATTCGCCGACGCCGTCAAGGGCCTCGCGCTGTATGGCGCGAAGCTCGTCCGTCCCGATGCACTCGCGACCGCCATCGCGTCGCAGACCTGAGATCGGAGTAACTCAACATGGCACGTGCCGCACTTGCATACTCCAACCTCTCGGCCAACACGGACATCGCCGACCCGGCGGGCGTGGCGACCGTGGCCGGCGCAGGCAATGGCCTGCAGATTCCGGACATCTCCCCCAACCGGCGGCAGTCGTTCCCGGAGCTCACGGTGCTGCGGGTCTCGAATGCCTCGGGAGGATCGGGCACGATCACGTTGCTGGCGGGTACCAACCCGCCGAACGTCGCCGCGGGCCAGGGCAACCTGACCGCCACGGTGGGCAACGGCGCGACCCGCTGGATCGGGCCGTTTGAGTCCAACCGGTTCATCCAGTCCGACGGCTCGCTGATCGTCGAGACGTCCGTGGTCATGACAGTGACCGCGTTCAAGGTCCCGAGGAACACGTGATGGCGGACAAGGAAACGGGATTCTTCCGCGGGGAGGGCGGGGCCATCTTCGAGATGGACCTGCCCCTCTCCGAGCCGCTGCAGTACCAGTTGACCCGTGGCCAGCTGCGCCAGGTCAACGAGGACGGCACGCCATATGAGGCGCAGTCCACCATGGACCTGGTCAACGGTGATATCCGCAGGCCGGGCAAGAACGCAAGCAAGAACGAGTGGGTCGGCTACGCCGTGAGCCAGGGCATGAGCGTCAACGATGCCGACGCCATGACCAAGGCGGACCTCATTGAGAAGTTCGCACCCGGCGAGGACGAGTAACGCAGTGATCGGAAGGCGAGGTCGAGATGGCAGCTGACCAATTGGCGACCCCTCAAGACCTCGCCACCATCCTGCAGCTGGACTACGCCTCGCTGACCGCGGCCCAGCAGGCCACCTTGCTCATGCTGGTGGAGCTGGCCACGGCCAAGGTGCAGCGCGCGGCTGGCGGCCAGCGCATCGTGGATATCACCGACACGGCCGTGATCGATATCGACTGGTGGGAAGACGCCGAGTATCTGCCGCTGCCGCAGCTGCCGGTGCGCTCCGTGTCCCAGGTCAAACTCAACGGCACGGTGATTACGGACTGGTCGCTGCGCAAGCAGAAGCTCTGGCGCTTCAGCGGGTGGCGCACCACGATCTCGACCCCGGATCAGGCGATCGTCACCTACGCCCACGGGCTGCTGGCCGGGTCGCAGTGGCTGCAGACCGCCAAGGGCTACACGCTCTCGCTGGGCGCGCTCGGCTGGGGCAACCCGTCCGGCGCATCGCGCGAGCGCATTGACGACTACGAGGTCAGCTATGCCGAGGCCGACGCGCGGATGCAGATGACCAAGGAAATGGCGGAGTCGATCGCCGCCGAATACGGCGCAGGCGCTTATGTGACCGGATTCTCGCAGCCCGGAGTGATCTGTTGAGCGCTGAGACGGTTCTCCTTCGCGGGCGCGCAGCAGCCGAGGCGCTGATGGTCGACAAATGCGTGATCCGCCGCGTGACGCGCACGTCCGATCGGCTCACCGGCCAGCAGAGCGTGACAAGCAGCCTCGAGCTGTACTTCGGCAAGTGCCGGGTGCAGGCCCGTGGCGCGGCGCAGGAGGCCAATCCCGTCGACGCCGGCGAGGCCCGCCGGCTGATGCTTCACCTGGAAATCCAGCTGCCGATGGCGGTGGAAGGCCTTCACACCGAGGACGAGGTCACGATCCTGCTCGCATCCTTCGATCCGGACCTGGAAGGGCGCACCTTCCTGATCAGGGACCTGATGCACAAGACGCACGCGACCTCGCGCCGCATCGGCGTCGAAGAGATCACCAGCTAGGAGGGCGCCGTGTTCTCCAGCCGCGACCTCAAGGGTTTGGACGCCGCCTTGGCGATCGCGCTCAAGCAGGTCGAGCCCGCGGCCCGCGCGGTCGTCTCGAAGGGCTCACTGAACATCAAGACCGACGCACGGCAGCGCGCGCCGCACGGCCCGCACACCCCGTACTACGCGGCGTCGATCACCTACGACCTTTACGACCGCCGCGACGAGATCTCCTCCCAGATCGGCCCGGACAAGAACCGCAAGCAGGGTGCGCTGGGCAACATCTTCGAGCTGGGCACACCGGGGCACCCGCCCAAGCCGCACCTCGTGCCGGCCGCTGACGCGGAAGAGCCGCGCTTCCAGGAGCACGTGGCCGACCTCGGCGTGCAGCTGCTGAAGGACTATCTGTGACGAGTCTGAGCATCGAGGCCGACCACGCCGACGCCTGGCTGGCACTGCTTGAGCCGGAGCCCGGCCTGATGATCTATGACGGCGCCGTGCCCAACGGGGCGACCGCGCCTTACGCGCTGCTCTACATCGCGGGGACGTTCGCGCCCGGGGCGCCCGGTAACGCCCTGGACGGGGCGAGCCGCGAATTCACCTCGCGCGTGATCGTGCACTGCGTCGGCGCCGACCAGGTGGCCGCGCGCGCGATCGCGGGCAAGGTGCGCTCCCGCCTGCTGGATGTGCGCCCGGTCATCACCGGCCGCAGCTGCGGCATGATCCGCCAGGACGCGGCGCTGGATCCGGTGCGCGACGAGACGACGGGCAGCCTGGTCATGGACATGGTGACGATCTACCGCTTCGCTTCTGAACCGTCCTAGCTGAACCGTCCTAGCTGCGCTGCGCGGCGAAGGGCTTCGTGATCAGCCACACCAGCCAGATCGTGAGCAACCACGTGCCGAAGAACACCACCGGCACACCCTCGGCGAAAAGCCTTGTGACGTTCGCCAGCAGCAGCCCGGCGAGAACGCCGATCACAATCCTCAGTCCCCTGCCCATCCGGGCAAGGTAGCGCACCGCATCAACAGATCACCGTCCGCCGATCGGCGGACCCTTCCTAGAAGGGGTAGCCGATGGCTGCTCTCACCTCGCAAAGTCTCAGCTTGGCCGGTGTCGCGCCCTCGGCGGTGGCGGTGGCGGCCTCCGACACGATCGCCGAAGCCCAGTGCGGCGCCAACGGCGTCCTCGTGCGTGTCATCAACGGCGGCGGTTCGCCCGACACGGTCACGATCACGGACCCCAACCTCACCGTTGCGGGCTCGGCTGCCCAAAACCCGACTGTTGCGGTGACCAACGGCACGACGAAGATGTTCACGATCCCGCGCTCGATGCTCAACGCCTCCGGTGTCATCACCCTCGCGCACAGCTTCCAGACGTCCGTGACCTGCGAAGTCTACCGGTGGTGATCACCCGATGAATTTCTGCGTGATCCGCCACCCCGACGTCGCGAGCCTCGGCGTCTGTCCCGAGTCGGCGCTGGAGCACCACAAGGCCCTGGGCTGGTTCCGCGTCTCCGAGTGGCGCCCTGAAGGCTCCGACTTCCACCTGCCCGAATTCGCCGACGCCGTCGAGGACCTCGACCCGCCCGCCGAGCCAGAGGCCGAGCCGGGCGACAACGAGCCCACTGACGAGCCCACTGACGA